CTACGCCTATTTTGTCCAACATTATTACATCTGCAAAACGTGTACAAGAGTTGATGACAATAGATTTTGCAAATCAGGTCAGCGAAGGTCACATAACGGATAGTAAAATCAATGGTTATGTACAAGAATTCCGTAATAGAAATGAGCGTTACATTGCGTTGCTTGCCAAAGAGTTTGAAATGCGTAAGGCTGCCAAGTCTTTCAGTAAGGCAAAACAATCGGATACTGGTGATGTTGATGTTAACAAACTGGCTTCATACCGCTTTGATGACAATATCTTCCGTAAAATCATGCAAGTACCAAAAGGCAAATCTCATGGTTTGATTTTGTTGCTTGACTATTCTGGTTCTATGTCAGATAACATGGCAGGTTCTATTGAACAAATCTTGGTTCTTTCCATGTTCTGCCGCAAAGTAAACATTCCATTCCATGTTTATGCATTTGGTAATGACAGTTCTACATGGTCGATTGATAATCCCAAAACTTCTACTGCACCACTTAGTATTCTTGGAAGTCCTATGGATTTACGTCAATGCTTTATGTACCAAACTGGTGAATTAATGTTTAATAATATTTGTTTGCGTGAGTATTTGAATTCTAAAATGACAAATGCAGAATTTACCAAGGCCTTGCGTAACATGGTTCTGTTGAAAAAATCTTATGAAGGTGGTCGTTATGCTCGCCCAATACAAAGACCATTTTCAGAAAGATTGTCAAACACACCTTTGACCGAAGCTTTGGTTGCAACACAAGCAATTATGAAAAACTTTAAACGTAGCAACAATTTGGATATTACAAACTTGGTAATTATACATGACGGTGATGCCGATGCTACTAATTGCGTGGCAAATGCTGAAGGTGGTTATACTTACTTTCATCCAACATATGAGAATGTTATCCTTCAAGATAAAAAATACAAGCATCAAAAACTAGTTAAGGCTAATAACTTAAGCAATGAAATGTTTGTTTCGGTTGCTGAGTGGTTTACCGCTACAACTGATTCTAAGATTTTTGGTTTCTTTATTGTTCCTTCTCAACGTGCAAAAGGTATCATTAGACATTATTATCACAATGAAAAGAGACAACCTTTATACACTAAGCGTTCTGATGTTTACGTAGATACTGAGTTGATTAAACAACTGAAGCGTAAATTGGATACTCAGAAGTTCTTACAATCATTTAATCCTGGTTATGATTCATACTTCCTAATTTCTGGTGGAAATGATTTGATGGCCAATGATGGTGAAATTGAGATTGATGGTAAACTTACATCATCTAAGCTCAAGAATGCTTTTATGAAATTCAATAAAGGCAAACAGATTAACAGAGTGTTAGTCTCCAAGTTCATTCAAGGCATTGCTGCCTGAGTGTTGTATTAATACAACAGAGTGGTTGACAAAACCTCCTGTTGTGTTATAATATACCCTATATTATGAAAGATTTATTATGACAGTTCGTACTGAAATTCGTGAAAAGTTTATGTCCACTCTGCAAGCACTTGGTAAAGCCGAAGTGACTAAAGCAGAAATCAAATCCATTTGTGCAAATCTTGGCATTTCTGGTGCTCAATGGTTTACTAAAGATGAATCTAACCGTGTTGGTCGTGGTAAATACCTCGTACCTAATCCCGCATTAATATCAATGCAAGCCAATGTTGTGCCTATGAAAAAACCTGTTGAGCATTCAAGTCATAGAATTGTTAATGTAGTTACCGACCTTGATACTACAAACTTAATTCCAACACCATATCGTAATTATGTCCCATTCGGTGACTTTGACGATATTGTTTCAATCGTAAAATCAAATCGTTTCTTTCCTGTTTTCATTACTGGTCATTCTGGTAATGGTAAAACAATGTCTATTGAACAGGCCTGTGCAAAGGCTCGCCGTAAATTCATTTGCGTATCAATGACACCTGAAACTGATGAAGGCGATTTGCTTGGTAACTATGTGCTGATTGACGGCAATATGGAATGGCGTGATGGTCCTGTAACAACAGCTGCTCGTCAAGGTGCTGTATTGTGTATTGATGAAATTGATTATGGTGCTCAGAATCTTTCCTCATTGCAACGGGTACTTGAAGGTAAACCTTTCATGTTGAAAAAGAAAGGTGAATTGATTACACCTACTGAAGGTTTCACCGTGTTTGCTACTGCAAATACTAAAGGTAAAGGTTCAGATGATGGTCGTTACATGTTCACCAATGTCCTGAACGAAGCGTTCCTTGAGCGTTTCCCTAATACCTATGAACAACAATGGCCACCAACTAATGTTGAAAAGAGAATCATTAAGAAAGAATTGGATTCTGTTGGTCGTGGAGATGATGACTTTGCCGACAAACTTGTAATGTGGGCAGATACCATTCGTAAAACATTCTTGGATGGTGGTTGTGATGAAGTGATTTCCACTCGCCGTCTGGTACACATTGTGAGTACCTTTGGTATTCATGGTGATAAAATCAAATCAATTAACCTTTGCTTGAACCGTTTTGATGACGATACAAAGGCCAGTTTCATTGACTTGTATACCAAGATTGATGCAGGTATTAATCCTGATGCCACCATTCAACCTGTGGTTGAAGAAGTTGCCCCTACGGATGAAGTTCCTTTCTAATAAATGCGGCAGAGAATATTCTTTGCCGTAAAAAGTGTTGACACACTTACTTAATCGTGTTATAATACATCATAATTTGAGAGAATGAATCTCCTCTTGAATATTTTATCGTTAATAGAGATTCGTGTTTATTATGGAGACTAATATGTCCGCTAAATCTAAAGTCCTCGCCTATCTTTCCAAGACTGGCACTTTCAACACCTTGACAGCTGCTAAGATGCAATCTGTTTTTGGTATTGCAAATCCTTCCGCAACAATCAATGAGTTGCGTAACGAAGGTTATTCAATCTATTTGAATACACGCAATACTCAAAGCGGTACGAAAGTTTCTTTCTACCGTTTGGGCACACCAACTAAGCGTGTTGTTGCCGCAGGCATTGCTGCAATCCGTTCGCAAGGACAACGTGCTTTTGCCTAATATTTCTTAGGAAACCTAATGAGGGAGTGATACATATAGGTGTTACTCCCTCTTTTTTTATTATATGGAAACCTTATGGAAATTGAAGTTAAAATTGATGAATTGAAAAAGCATAAAGTCTTTATTGCCACACCAATGTATGGCGGCATGGCTCATGGTCTTTATATCAAATCATGTCTGGACTTACAGACAACCTTTGCAAAGTACGGAATTGAAACTAAGTTTTCTTTCCTGTTTAACGAATCACTTATCACCCGAGCACGAAATTATCTTGTAGATGAATTTCTCCGTTCAGGTTACACACACTTACTATTCATTGATTCGGATATTCATTACAATCCGCAAGATGTTCTTGCACTACTAGCTCTTGATAAAGATGTTATCGGTGGGCCATATCCTAAGAAATCAATCAATTGGGGTAATGTTGCAGCTGCAGCAAGAAACCATCCAGATTTAGAACCTCGTGAACTTGAAGGTCTTGTTGGTGAATATGTTTTCAATGTCGTAAAAGGCACATCACAATTTACAGTAACAGAACCTCTTGAAGTTATGGAAATTGGTACAGGTTATATGATGGTTAAACGTGAAGTGTTTGAAAAAATGGAAGTTGAATATCCATCTATCAAGTACAAACCAGACCATGTTGGCCAAGCCAACTTTGATGGCGCACGTTACATTCATGCGTTTTTTGATACAGTAATTGACACCAAAGATTCTATGACTGGCGGTGGTTCTGAAAGATATTTGTCAGAGGATTATATGTTTTGTCAAATGTGGCGTAAGATGGGTGGAACAATCTACTTGTGCCCTTGGATGAAAACACAGCACATTGGTACATATGCCTTTAGTGGTAATATGCCTGCTGTTGCACAGTATACAGGAAAACTATAATGGCCAGGTTTGAAGAAGATGATGTAAAAGCTTCTCAAACCGCCACTAAAGGTGGCCGTAAATTTGATGGTAACAAACTTGAATTTGGTTTGTTACCACCGAAAGCATTAGAAGCTACTGTTGATGTTCTTACTTTTGGCGCTCAGAAGTATGAACGGGATAATTGGAAAAAAGTACCTGACTCAAAGCGTAGGTACTTTGATGCGCTACAGAGACATATGTGGGCATGGAAAAGTGGTGAAACTCTAGACCCTGAGTCTGGCAAACATCACCTTGCTCACGCTATGTGTTGCCTCATGTTTCTCTATGAACATGATACAATCCATTCTGTGAATGATTAATTTTTTTGGAGTATATTATGAAACTATCTAGTGACACACTATCAGTATTGAAAAACTTTGGTTCTATCAACCAAGGCTTACTGTTCAAACAGGGCAAGACCCTAAAAACTGTTTCTTCACACAAGAATATTCTTGCTGAAGTTACAATTACGGAAGAAATCCCTACAGACTTTGGTGTTTATGACCTAAACAACTTCTTGTCCGTGGTTTCTTTACATAAAGACGATACATCTTTTGACTTTGATGAGAAGCATGTTGTAATCGTTGGTAACAAAGGTCGTAGTAAAATCAAGTATCGCTTCTGCGACCCTACTATGATTAACACACCGCCTGAAAAGCCTTTGACAATGCCTGAGGCTGAGATTACATTCAAGTTGACCTCTGAAGACTTTGACTGGATTCTCCGTGCCGCTTCTGTATTGTCTTCACCACAAGTTGCTATCGAATCTGATGGTACTGAAGTGAACATTGTTACAATCGATTTGGCAAATGATGGTGCTCATACTGATGCACTTAAATTAGATGCCGCTGGTGATGGTAGTAAGTATCGTATGGTATTTAAAACAGAAAACTTGACCAAAGTTCTACCAGGGTCTTATGTTGTATCCATTTCTTCAAAAGGTATATCAAACTTTAAGAATTCAAATGTACCATTGCAATATTGGATTACTACTGAACAAGGTAGTAAATTCGAAAAAGCTGCCTGATATTTTTTTTATTATGATTTATGTGAAAGGTTCCTATGGAACATTTGTTATGGACAGAGAAGTATCGGCCGAAAACAATCGAAGATTGTATTCTACCAGAACGATTGAAACTGCCGTTTCAGGAGTACGTCAACCAGAGAAACATTCCAAACCTTCTACTGGCTGGTGGAGCGGGAGTAGGCAAGACGACCGTAGCCAAAGCACTTTGCAACGAAGTGGGTTGCGACTACATCGTAATCAATGGTTCTGATGAATCAGGTATTGACACATTCAGAACCAAGATTAAAAATTATGCATCATCAATGAGTCTAACTGGTGGCCGCAAGGTCATCATCATTGATGAAGCTGATTATCTAAATCCAAATTCTACGCAACCTGCTTTGCGTAATGCGATTGAAGAATTTGCAAGTAACTGCTCATTCATCTTTACTTGTAATTACAAGAATCGTATCATTGAACCATTGCACTCACGTTGTGCAGTTATTGAATTCTCTCTAAAGAATGGTGAGAAGGCTAAGATGGCCAGTGCATTCTTCAAGCGAATTCAGTCTGTTTTGCAAAGTGAATCGGTCGACTATGATGACAAGGTTATTGCTGAATTAATCAAGAAGCACTTCCCAGACTTTCGCCGTATCATTAATGAGTTACAGCGATACTCTCAGTTTGGTAAGATTGATACTGGTGTCTTGGCACAGATTGGTGATATTTCTATTGCAGAGATTGTTAAATTCATCCGTGATAAGGACTTTGGTTCTATTCGTAAATGGGTCGCTACGAATGATGTTGACTCCAACACCTTGTACCGCAAGCTGTATGAATCGATGTATGATGTAATGAAACCTCAATCTATTCCACAGGCTGTATTGATTCTGGCTGACTATCAGTACAAGGCTGCATTCGTTGCTGACCAAGAGATTAATACTGTGGCTTGCTTGACCGAGATTATGGTCAACTGTGAGTTCGTATGATGTTAGATATATTTAAACCTACATTACAATGGATTAAAGATGACTGGAATTCTAATCGTTTTCGCTTTTGCATTGAGCTGCTTGCTTGGTGCATTAGTATTGGGTGTTCGATTACCATGGCTCTCACAGTTCCCAGCCCGCCTCTACTTACTCTTTACCCTATATGGATTATCGGCTGTGGCCTTTATGCTTGGGCTGCTTGGACTAGGAAATCTTTTGGCATGTTGGCTAACTATATGCTATTGGTGACTATTGATTCCGTTGGCCTGATCCGGATGGTAGTAAATTGACCGCTGGCGAACCGGCCGTAAGTTTTGTAAATCTTGTGGATACTAAATACAAGGTTAAGCTCCAAAAAAGTATATTATGAACCCTTTTGATTATGTTAATGCTATCTTGCAAAACAAGAAGCAGATGATTGTTGATGAAATTACTGAAAAAGATTATGCACCATTTTTGGTGAACCGCAGCCTTTCCTATCATAAGGACTGCATCATGTATGCCAATGAGATGAATCGTAGGCACTT